AGGATTAACTACTATTGGGAGTACTGTAGGTAAACTTTCTACTTGAGAAGCATATACTCTTAAATAAGCGGCCCAACTACCTGATGATGTTGATGTTTCACTAACCTTACTTAAAGTATCCATTATCTCAGTTTGGTCAAACTGAATAAGCATTCTAGAAGCATTATATGGATCTGGCTTAGTAAATTCTAATATAGGATCTAAACCCGTATTTGTTTCTGGGTATAGTGAATATAATGTTGCGTCTTTAGAAGGAAATAATTGAGAAAACATATATTATAAATATTAAGCTCCAACAACTCGTCCTAAGATATCACTGTCTGGGAATCTAATTTCAAAAATCATAGGATCTAAACTAGGATAAATAATACCTCCTAAAGTAGCTCCTGATAAATCATATGTGTATGGGCTATATAGACCTCCAAACTTATTGATAAATTCTAATTTTTTTACAGCTGCTACTCCATTTACATTATTACAACTAATACAATTTTCTACTTGACTTAATATAATAGGTTGATTTATTGACCAATTTTTAGTATTAAAAAATTCTTTTAAAGCATTAATGCAACCAATTAAAACTTGTTGGGCATTAAAACCTTGTAATACCTGTATTTCAAAGTTGATTCCTATATTAACATAAAAAGCATTTTTAATTGTAACAGCATCTGTTAACATTTTATATTGACTTAAATATGTTTTTAAGTTTTGTTTTACAGCTGCGTTAGCTGTAGTTAATTTACCATCATTATTAGTAGATAATACATAAGCACTTAGTGCTAAAGGATTCAGGTTAACTAAACTTTGAGTATTATCTCTATCAGCGTTTAAATTTAAATCTTGAACTACATAAGCTTTAGCAATATATCCAAACTCATTAGGCATAGATAATATTCTTACTAAATAATCATCTTTAGTAACGTTTCTTAATTGAGTAGGAAAATTTGCTAAAGCATTTAATCTTATTTCCTCTAAAGTATCTCCAGGTCCACCCCCAGTAGCACCAATAGAGTTATTAAATTTAATACTTTCTAATACAGTTTGTACTGTAGAGGCATTTAAGCCATAATCATTTAGTTGAGCGTTTGATGTAACCAATTGATTGACATCATTAGCAGGAACATTACTTTGAGCCCCACCACCAACAAGATATGTAAAAGTAATAGTAGTATTTACAGGAGCTTGACCATATTCATTTGTAAAGAAAAAGTTAGAAGGATCAAAAGCTGTATTAAATGCACTAATTCCATCCTGTATGCCTAAACCAACATTATCAGGATTAGGAATAATTAATTCACTGTCTTTTCCTGTTGTACCTGCTCCAAAACTAATTTCTAATTCAGTATCACTTATAAATTGAGCCGTAAATCTTTTATTTACTTTTTTTAATCTCAACATAAATGGAGCTTGATCATTATACTGAGAGTAGTTAGGTTCAAAAACACTAATATTGTATGTTTTATCTATGATAGTATCTTGAGCTAAATAAGGTACTTCATACCATGTATTTCCATCACTATCTACAGCTTCAAGAATTTGGATTATATTTTCATTAACTAAAGTTATTTTAGAAAATTGTTCTAAAGTAGTAAAATTAAAACTTTGAGTTTCAACAGTACCAGAAAAAGCTTCTACTTGTTTTTTAATAACATAAAATAAAGGATTAGTAGTAGCAGTATAATAACTATAAACACTTACATCTGTAGGATCAAAACTACTGCTGTAGTTAAAATCTACTAAATTTTGAGTTAAGAATGTAACGTCAGGTTGAGAAGTACTGCCTACTTGCGTGTTTTCGGGTATTCTTACCGCATACCTCCAATCAGGCAGGTAACTATTCGCTGCATCAGAAGGTATGAGTTGATATACGTCTAAAACTACTGTAGAGGGTCTAGTCATTTTTGGACTATATCCTAAACTATAAGCAATAGGAAGAATATTTTTTCTTTCTTTAGCTTCTAAAAGTAAAGTTTCTTGAACTTGAGTATCAGTATAAAAAGATAATACATCTCCTACATATGCTGATAAGTCAATAAACATATTACCTGGTGAACTCGGACCAAAGTCAGAATAGTTTTGGTAGTTATTTTTAATATAATCTACTAAAGCTTGTTGTAGTTGTTGAAAATCTTTATTTAAATATTGTATTGCCATTATGATGTTGCTATTTCTACATTTAATTCATCTACAATTCCATTAATAGAATATGTAATACCTATGTTGATTGTATTATCTCCTGTACTTGAAGTATTAACACTTTTTACAACTATATTTTGTACATTTTGTTCTATTCCTGTTTTTAATGTTTCTTCTAAACCAGAAAAATCTATTTGATTTTGTTCAAATAAACCTTGTCGTATTCCGGCTCCATAATAAGGTTGAAACATTCTTTCACCGGGGTTTGTAAGAATATAGTTTATTAATTGATTTTTTACTTGTTGGGTTGTAGTATATGTACTCATAAAAACTTCTGGTTGTTGGAATTGTATACTAATTCCTATTTCTCTTTTTAGAGTTCCAGTAGCTATATCAGCATATCTATATAATGGTCTTGTAGTCATTATAATAACCCTTTTTTCTTCATTGTATTCATCATATCACTAAAATCAGGTACACTATTTACTTGTACTTGTCTGATATCTTGTGCTCCGTTATTATTTTGTTGAATAAAACCTTCAATTCCTTTAGTTACAGGAGTAGCTCCTCCTCCATATTCATTCATTAATTGTTGTTGAAAACCAAAATTTTGAACTTGGTGAGAGTCAAAAGTACCTCCTCCTAGTGTTCTCCATTCACCTTCATAAGCAGTTTCGTTTAAAAGATCTTGAATTGAATTTCCGGTTGATTTAGGTTTAGGAGCTCTTTTAATACTTTCTATTGTTGGATTGTAAGTTTCTTTAATAGAGGATTTACCTAATTCTTCTTTAAGAGCTGCTCTAACTTCTTTACGAACTACTTCTTGTATTAACTTTAGCAATTTTTCTGTACTGTTCATATTGGTATAAATATTAAATTATAAAATTTTATGTTATATTATTGTGCTTCCTGTTATATTACTAATTGTTGTTACTACAGACCCAGTTAGTTGATTATAAGATCCAGTTAATTGGTTGTTTACTTGAGTTAAAGCTTTATTAAATATTTGAGACTGATAGTTATTTATAGTTTGTTGAATATTTAAAAGTTGATTTTTAGTTTTTTCATATTTTGTGCCATAAAATTCTACTTTCTCTTTTATTGCTTCAAATTCTTTATAAGCTTCAGCTAAGTCTTCTAAACTATTTAATTCATTAGCAGTATATTGAGTTGCTCTTTGAGCATATTCTGTTGCTAAAGCAACATTAGGAACAGGTACTTGAGAAGCAGCATTAGCAGCTATTATTAAGTCTTGAGCTTTTCTTCTTTTAATTTGTATTTGTAATATTTCTAATTTAACAGCTAATATTTTATCGTAAATTGGAATTAGTTTATTTAAACTTAAATTTTGTCTTAATTGATCAACAGTTCTAATTTCATCTGTATTATAGACTCGACGAGCATATTTATCTACTGCTAACACATAAGTATCTACTGTTTTTTGGATATTTTGAATAGCTTGATTTACTTGTTGACTTTGAATTGGTTGGGCTACTATTTTACCATTTTCTACACTTACAAAATTTACATTACTCTGAGCTAATACTTTATTTACATTTTTTTCTAAAATACTTAATAATCTACCTGATCTAATATAATTTTGAGCAATATTATCTACTAATTTTTTAGTAATTTGTTTGATTCTTCTTGTAATAGGTTTACTATCTGTTACTTTTCCTGTAGTAGATTCTTCTTGTTCTTGTTGTTGAGATTTAAAAATAAATTCACGAGCAAATGTAGAAATATTAAAGGGTTGATTTCCACCAGCAATACCGGCATCATTTATAAAACTTGATATTTCATTTGATTTACTACTTAATTGACTAATACTTTCTACAGTTTTTTGTAGACTACTAGAACCAGTAATAGGACTAAGTCCAGGTATTACTGTTGTAGTACTTTGAGTAATAGTTTTATTACCTACTTGAAAACTTTTTATTTGTTCTATATCTAAAGCCATTAGTAAGTTTTAGTTGTTATTGATTTAATATTATTTAAAGAAGCAGATATTTGTAAAATATCTCCACTTATAGCCTGAGTTTCAGAAGGATTATTTACAATATCATTCATAATACTTAACATATTAGATAAAACTTTAATTAGTTGATCTGATTTTACTACTGATTCTTCTGTTATAGTAGTATTTTTAGCGTAACCTAAAACAATGTTTTGAGAATTTACAATAAAATTATTTTTAGGATCAATACTACCCTCAACACCTGTAGAAAAAACTACACCTTCGCCTGTATAAACTACTAAATCGGTATTAGCAGACATACTAATACTATTTAAAGATGAACTTATGTAAACATTTTCTGATTTTATTTGTATATTGTGTTTACTCATTATTTGATATAAAAAATATTATAATTTATTCTATTTTCTGCTTCTCCTACTCTTAATAGTCTTTCTTCTGTTATAATTTGATCTTTATTATATACTATATTATTAGCAGGATCATGAACTATTATATTTCCATTTTTAGTTATTCCAATCATTACAACATAGTGTCCTTTAGGTCTATTTCCTGTACCTGCTATTCTAATTATAATAGGTTTATTTACTTTTCTAAAAAAATCTTTATAAGCAGTAAAAGGATCACTTATTTCTGATCTTTCGGCTTGAGAGTAATTAGGATAATCAGCTATAATTGCACCATGTAACATCTCTTTACCACCTGTAGGGCCTACAGGTTTTAAATATTTACCTCCACCTCCACTTGGAGTAAGATTAGGAAAATCTTTACGTACTGTTAAACCGTATGTTTTATTAGTTCCATATTTTCTTTCCCAATCAAATAGTAAACCAACACTAGTAACTAAACATGTCCAGTTAAGAGGAGATTGAGATTGATATCCAACTCCATCAACATAAAAATCTCTTTCACTTGCTGCTATTTTAGTTCCATCATATTTTATATTTGTTACAGTAGTAGTAGCACCTGTACTACCATAATATGATATAGGATCAGTAGTAGGATTTGTGTTTATTACTGTTGTATCAGTTATATTGATAATATCTTGATAAGAAGGAACAAAAAATAAATATTCTTCTTCTGGTAAAAATTGTTCTTCTTCTTTAAGAATACTAGATGTTGTACTTCCAGTAATACTACTTGTTGGAAAAGAAATAGGAATTGTTGGTATTATATCTGTGGCTTCTTCTAATACAGTTAATATAGATGATGTTTGGTTTGGAATTATTAAAGTTGTTGTAGATGGAGAGACAGAAATTGTATTTGGAGATGTTACAATAGGTGAATTAATAGTAATTGATGATCCAATAGATGACATTTCTATAGATCCTTCTGGATTAAGATCTACTTTATTATTATTTCTACCTGCTATTCTATGTACTCCTGCTGACATTATATTACAAATCCATTAGCTGCATTTTGCATACTTGTTATACTTACATTAGATAATACACTTTCTTCAATACATCCAGGAATTGAAGGATCTAATGTTATATTATTTAAAGGTTCATTACTTGTATTTTCATAAGATTGATTCCAAATATTTAAAGATCCTTGAGCACTACTCCAATAAGCTATATTTTTAGTACTTGATTTATTCCCACTTATAGAATATGGTTCGGGAGCAAATATAAGATCTATAAATTCTGATCCTGAAGGGAATTGCATTTGACCCTGACTTTGAGGGTAAGCTATGTAAGTATTTGGAGGAGGTGGATTTCCTTCTGTATTAGTTTTACCAAAATTTTCAAAAGTATCTTGGTATATAATAGAATTATCAGGATTTATTTTAACAACCTTATATCTAAAAGGTTTATTACTATTAGATCTTTTTTTATTAGTAAATGTACTAACAGCACCCCCAACAGAAATGTTAGGCATAACATTATTATATGATGTAAAATTAGATGCGTCTGCCATTATATATTACTTATTCCTAAATCTTCTAAACTAGCAAATAAAAGTTCTTTGTCTTTATCAGACATCATTCCACCGTTTTCTTCTTGTGCTCTTAAACTTACTGCTTCTATTTTTTGTATAATAGTAAGTATTTTAATGATAGTATCATCATTTTTAATGAGTAAATCCATATATTCTTTAATTAATGGAACCATCATTACAGCATCACCCCCATCGTTGATTAAATCTTTTAATTGATTAATCATTGATCTAAGTTGAGAGCTTTTATCATTTTTATCTTTGTAAGCTTCTTCCATCAACTTAGCTATGGTTTTACCTTTAAATATTTCTTTATTATAGTCCATATTGTATAAATATGGTTTTGTTAAAGTTTTTGAACTACTCCATCTCTAACATAGTCATTATAAAGTTTTACATATAAAATTTTCATTTTTTTAATAACTTTAGTTATAAGAGTAGTATCAGCATCAACCATTTCTCTTATGAATATGTAAAAGGCTTTTTTATTGAATATATCTAAATTTTCTCTTGTTTTAAAAATTTGTAATACCGCGTTAGCTACTTGTTGTTCTTTATATTTAACGTATAATTTTTCTAAGTATTCTTCGTTGTATTTAATATAAACATCAAAAAACGTACTTAAAGTATTTTCTTGAAAACTATCAACTATTAATTCTTTTTTTACTACTTCTTCATCATTAACTATAGTTTCAGTAATATCTTGGTGTGTTTGAAGTTTTTTATAATTATTCTGGTTATTGAAGATAAAATATCTTTTAGCTATTGTTCCAAAA